ACTTCCCCCATAGACGCTTCGTCATAGTTAGAAGAACTTGGAAGTTCGATGTCTTTGTAAAATCCTACAAGCTGTAGCTTGCGAACATCATTCGAATCCATATTCAAACGATGCGTAATCCGCGGGGAAGACATAAGATCAGTAGAGCCGTAAGGCACAATGACATCTTCAGCATGAATAAACTTACTGACCGCACGCCCTTTGAGCGGGTCAAAGTAAACCTTCTTAAATGTTGATCCAATTACAGGTAAATAAAATAGCATCTGATCCAACTCAGGATCGTACTCTTCCATTTCATATGTAATCATATAATTCATATAGTCTTTGACGCGCTCAGACTGCTTAACAAGCATTTCATTCTGTGCGCCAACAACAGCAGTACGAACAGGTCCAGTGGCAGGCAACAACTCACGATAAGCCTGCGCTTGGAACTGCGTAACACTTTCAGCAAGCAATGGATGAATAACGCCAGACGAACCCTCAAAAGGCTCGCTACGCTCTTCAGTCTTCATGCCAAGGAACTCTAATCCTTTTTTGTATGTATCTTCCCAGTCTTGCCGTGCCGCAAAATCATCTTCTATCGCGCTGACAATCTCAGAGGACATTGAAGACAATTCGTCTTCATCAATTACTTCTGCCAAGTTGCCATCAAAAGGAACGTCAGTTACAGGCTCGCCCTCTTCTTCGTACTCTCCAACAACGGCACTGCCATCATCAAATTCAGTAATCCCCGGAGTTGCTGGAAGCTCAGGTATTTCCTGCATACGAGTTGTGTCTTCAACAACTGGTTCTTCTGGAGTGCCGCCAGCACCCAAACCTTGCTCAATAGCCATTAGAAAATGTCCCTCTCGTTACCCTCAATCGGCTCAAGAGTATTAATGTTATCAAAGTCTGTAATAGGGCCACCTTTTTTCCACAGGTTGCAGACATTTTCCGCCATACATGTGAAATCTAATTCTGTGCAGTAACCTACAGGAACGTCTTCTTTCATTCCTATTCCGTTATCAATGCAGTCCAAAACAGAAGCGCGAATATCATAATAAGCACAGGTGCCGCATACATTCTTGTCACCTTCAGCAGCACCGTAATCTTGATCTTTAATTGCAGACTCACGATTTTCATCGTTAATAGACGAATCTTGAGTTGATAGAGGGCAAGAAATCTCCTCCTCCATCATATCATCTTCGTACATATCATCATCAACGAGTTGATTAACGCCAGACTTCAATTCTTCCATATCAATGTTAATGATGATTTTAGCCATTATTTTACTCCAGAAAATCTGGTTCCGCTAATTGCTGCACCACCACCACGAGAGTGACCAGAACCTGTGCCACCTTTTGTAGAAGCCATTTGAGGCTCTGGATCATGCTCGTACATAACGCCGTCTTTTTCAACGTTGCCACCATGACCATATTTCTTAACAGCACCGCCGCCCATATATTTCTTAACAGCGCCACCTTCCATGTACTTCATAGCCGCTTCAGGGTCCATTTTTTGCTGAACCGCTTCAGGTAACTTTGAAAATCCTTTATATTTTTTTGACATATTTGGCATTAGCTTTGTCCTTTATATTTGCCGCCGCGTCCCTTCATGACACAGCCCATCTTTGGTTTCTTAACCTTTTTCTTTTTCACAGCGCCGCCGTCTTCATACTTCATGACCTTGCCGCCCTTCATCATGCCAGCAGGAGACTTTTTCATGCGCCCCATCATCATTTTAAGAAGTTTTGCTTTGTCAGCGTTTGAGATGGTCTTTCCAGACTCACCCATCATTTTCATAATCCGATTTTGTCAGCGTTTGAAATAGCTTTTTCGCCTTTAAGAATTTCTTCGTTCTCACGGCCTTCCATCATCTGAATACGATTGCCACGCTCTAAAGCCGCAATCTCCGCTGGAGTTGCATCCATACCCCTAGCAAGACCAGTTGGACGCATCTTTGGTCGAGGTGAACTCATCGGCGCACCGCCCATAGCTTGCTTCAGAGCTTTCATAATTGCTTGTTTTTGATCAGCCATAAAAGCCTCCTAATAATATTCTCGTTTACGCCGCATAAAAGCGGCCTCTTCTTCATCATCATAATCACTCGGAGTGGTGATAAAACCACCCTGTCTGAAACGTAGTATAGCCTGAGTCATCGAATCCGCCAAGTCATCATGTTCACCATTGGGAAATGCCGCACATTCTTCCATGACTTCATCTGAGAAATTAGTCTCAGGTGCCCACACCATGCCACTTTCAAACACAGGCGCACAGGCGTGCATACGAGTGAACTTATCAGCACCGCGGCTCGGAGTAAATGGTGTTACGGGGATGCCCATCCTACGAAGCTCTTGAGTTAATGGCATTCCGCTGGCTTTTTGCTCCACCAAAACCATGTCAGGCTCATACAATTTGTAAGATTTTAACGCCTCTTCTTTGAGTTCTGGGAACTCCCAGCGACCCCTTTCAGCGTCCAAAAGGATGATATGATCCTCTCTCGTTTCATCATTATGGAATATACCCCAAGTCGTAATCGCACTGTAGTCAGCCCTGTCAGACTTACTAAACGCAGTATCGTAACTCTGGATAATATAGCTGCAAGCGGGTGGGTCTTCGTCTTCCCACATATTCCACCACTCACGCTTAATAATCGCGCCCTCTTCAGCAGTAGGGTTCTGCATATACTGAGCGTTCCACTTGGCAACAGGAATAGACGCCTTAACGCCCTCAAGTTCGTCAAGCGTCCAGTATTCAGGCCACAACGGGTCGCCAGACGGCATGATAGCGGGGAACTCTACAATCTCCCACTTATCAGCACCTTTTTCACTCTGCTTGCTTAAAACCTTCGCAGTCAGATCACGAATACTCCAACGGGTCATAACGATAATAATCGCACCACCGGGCTGTAAACGCTGTCTGGGACCAGATGTGTACCACTCGTAAATGTTATCTAATGCAGTAACACTTAACGCGTCTTGTTCCGAAACGGGGTCGTCAATAATCGCCAAATCCGCGCCGCGACCCGCCAAAGCGCCGCCCACACCCACCGCATAATATTCACCACCGCCATTGGTACTCCAACGACCACTCGCTTTAGCGTCTGTAGCCAAACTAACATTAGGGAAAACATCTTTAAAATCCTCGCTCTCAATTAAGTTTTTAATTTTACGACCAAAGCCAACAGCCAATTCAGCCGTGTGCGTTGCTTGAATAATTTTCAAATCAGGTCGTCTGCCCATCAGCCAAGTCGGGAATAAATAACTCGCAAACTCTGACTTGGTATGACGCGGTGGCATGTTAATAATTAAGCGTTTTAACTTACCATCCGCTACAGCTTGTAATTTTTCAGCATAAATCTTGTGATGCCTGCCCTCAATAAACTGAGGCCAAACATGCTTCACGAAATTCATAAATGTATTCTGCTTCTCCGTTCGATTATCAAGCGTCTTCAAACGCTCAAGCATCGGAGCAACCTTAGCTAACTCCTCGTCTGTTAGAAACTTGGAAAAGTCGCTAAGGTCATTCATCGTATTATCTCATACCACTCAAAAAGTTATCAATGTTAGGAGTTACAACACCGCCATTGGCAAACTTATCAATATTGCGAGTTACAACACCACCGCGGTTAAAGCTCGGCTGGCGAATAATTAATCCACCCACATCAGGCGTAGGCGTTGGAGTAGGCGTAGGTGTAGGTGTATTATCGCGTGGAGGTCTTGGCTTAAATGTAACTGGAGGCTTGCCCGTGCCATCGCCTATTTCATCAATAGGCATACAAATGCCTTCTACTGGATCGAACTCAAAGCCCTCTTCACAAATCGGAATGTCGTCGTTGTCATTGTCAACTTCTACTGTAGGCGTAGTTATAACAACTCCGTCCTCAGTGTTTTGATAATTCTTTGTGGAATCAACAACACTAATATCGTTATTATCATTGTCGTCGTTGTTTACAATATTAACGTCCGTTTCACTTAAACGGCTTACTACTGTTGTGGTTCCATCGTCGTTAAAGACAACAGTATCGTTATTACCATCACCACTCGCATCATAGTTGGGTTCCGCAACTCCGATAACAGTATTGCCGTCTTCAGCGTAAATAAACGTTCCACCGTTTTTATAAGCCTCAAGTTGCTTCTCAACGCGTGCTTTGTTGTTGCCAGAAATGGTGAACTGATCGCCCAAAATGCTAAATGGATTCAAGAACGTATCAATTAAATTAACTACAACGTCTCCAGCTTGATCCATAAAGCTCTGATCAGTTACATAATCGCCAGCAGAATAAATGGGATTACCATCAGAGCCAATAGGACCATCTTCTTTGTGTCGAGCATCACTCAACAAGTCATTCAGATAAGCCGTCTCAGCCGCATTCGGCGCTCTACCGCGAGCACCATAAAGGGCATATTGCTCTTCAGTTGTTAAGTTGCTGTTATTAGGATCGTAGTTAGGATCAGATACCTTCTCCATAGCAGATAGATACAATCCAGAACCAGTTTGACCAGTAACTGTAGAGGCAGTTTGATTAATCTCTTCTACGGTGGGTATATCGCTAACCTCAGTAGAGCCAGTGCCGACATTGGTTTGCTCAGATAAAATGTCTAAGGCGTTCATGTCAGACTCAGCACGAGCTAGTGCTTCGTCAGAAGCTACTGTAGACTCAACGGGACTCATTCCCAAGTCCATTCTGAAATCACCAAGAGCCTCAGCGCCTTCATTCTGGAAAATATCTGCCGCATCTTCGATAGCCTCAATCTCACTGGTTGTCTTTCCAGTCATGAAATCATCAACAGTGTTGTTGTCTGTGAAGTCACCCGCGTCATACTGAGCCGTTTCAAACGCCTCCAAGCCAGTTTGATCAGGGTCAGTGAAGTCTCTATCAACCAAGCCATCAAGATAATCTTGAAACGCTAAATCTTTTTCAGTGTCAGTGGAAACTGTACTAAAGTCTGTAGCAAGATCGTCGTCAGTGGCTCCAACGTCATTAACAAAATCTAACGCATCGTCAGGCAAATCATCAACAAAGTCATAACGACCATCGTCAACTTGACCTGAAACACCTGCCGCCTGATCACCATCATAAGTGATCGGAGCATCATCACCGATAGCCATCTCAGTTATAGCGGCAGGTGCTGTATTAGCGCCCTCAAGGTTAATACCCGTGTCGCCAACCTTACTCAAAGCACCAATATCAATTGGAGCAACGCCAAGCTCAGTTAAAAGCTCATTCGTCTCATCCAAGAAACTAAAGTCTAAACCATCAGAATCAGTGTCAGTCGTGCCACTCAGTATGTTCTCACGCATACTGTCAATCTCTTCGTCAGAAACGCCAGAACTACTTAAAATATCCGCGTAACTTATGTCAGAACTAGAAGGCGCAGTCGCCGCCGCTGGAGCAACAGGTTGCGACATAACCGTGTATTCATCTTCGTCATACGCCTCGCGCTGGGCAGCAGCGTTCGCCGCCGCAATCTCAGCAGGGGTAGGCTCATCAAAAGCCGCCGCCATATTAGCCGCCGCCTGTGCCGCCGCAGCTTCTGCCGCTGCATCCGCCGCACTTGCTTCTTCCTGAGAGCCATACTCATTGCCAACAGCGTCATAAAAAGAAGGAGGTTCAGGGGGAGCTACGCTCGGTGGAGGCGTATCTGGATATGAATCGTCATTTGAGGGCGGATTAAACCCACCGTCATTATAAAAATCCTCTATAGCACCGCCGTAAGCCTCATCCTCATAACCGCTGGTTGTAGTGTCTAGCTCAGTGCTTGCGCCAACATCAGCTCCAGCACCGCCAAATGGATCAAGTTGGCTGTCGTAAAAATCACTTACAGCGTCATCCATCATAGCTGGACCGATTGTAGCATCAGCAAATTCAGAAGTAGTTACACCCGCAGTGCTTTCGGCTAACTGTTCTGGAGATAAACCAGTTACAGTTAAATTCTCAGTATTATCACCAGAAGGATCATAGCCAACGTACATAGAAGCGCCGTCATTGCCCTCAATAACATCAACACCCAAACCACCAGACGTAATGTAGCCGTCAGCCGTAGTCATCCCATATGGATCAGCATCAGCCGCCGCTAACTGAGCATCGTAAGTCGCCGCAAAGTCGTTGTAACTGCTATCGTTGTCATTGTCGTTGTTGTTATTCGCAGGAGGCGTGTAAGTGCTCGTAGGCGGCATGAACGAACTAATGTCACCCGCGTCAGCCGCCGCAGTAAAATCATCAGCAAAAGAAGTCGGATTGTTTGAGCTACCAGTGTAACCGTCAGCAGTCTCAGCACTAACTATGTTACCGCCAATATTAACCGTAGCGCCAACACCTTCAGCATCAATCGCATCATAGTAATTATCATATTCTGGTATGGCAGGGGCCGTGGTTGTAGTAGTGTTGTTGTTGTTGTCGTCATTGCCACCACCGCCGGGCGAATCGCCGCCTGTATCAAACACAACTTGCGGCATAAAGCCAAAACCCATTAACTCTCTAAATGTTTTCATGCTACTTTCCTATGCCACTTTTCATCGCGTTTACTACCGTCAGGATATAATCTCAAACCCTCAGCAGTCGCAACATTTGGGTAGTTATCCCACATAAATTGCTGTATGTCCCGTATAAACCGTATAACCTCACGGCGACCAGCACGACACTGGAACTTTGGAAAAAATAAAATTAAGTCTTCAGACTCAGAACGAGCAAAAACATCGCCGCCATTCCAACAGTCACTGTCGATCTCGCCACGAGTGAAAAATCCCCATGTGCAATAACCAACAATCTCTCCA